CGTCCTGATTGGAGCGCTTGCGTTATCCTGGATCGCGCTGACTACTCTCGTGGTCTTTGCGATTTTGTACGTGTTCCCTCTCATCGCTCCGTAGAGCCTACAGGCAGGACCCGCTACCTCTGTTAGGAGGAACGGTGAAAAGCCTGACAGCCCTCTGGAAACAGGTCGCCTCGGAAGTCGGCGACCTTTGCAACGTGAGCACCATCCGCGATTATAAAACCGTCGCGGAGCGGTTCGAACACGAGGGAACGTCGTTTCTGACGATTACCCTCACCGACTTCGGGAAAGACTTCGAAAGAAGCCTCGACCGTGGTCGTATAGCTGACGACTGCTTTATGGGTTTTTCCCGTTGCAGCGGTCTCCCTCGATTCCTCGGGGGTTTCCTTCAGCAAGTGTTCGATCGCAAAACAGGTGTCCTGCTCGACCACCCAAACAAGGATTCCATCTTCGCCTTGCGTCAGCTTTCGCTGATGTTCGGCAAGATCGAGCTACCGTGCAGCGATGCACGGAATGCTCGCGCCTTGCGTAAGTACGTCGAGTGTGAGCAGGATGTCAGGGAGGGTGATCGTAACCTCGACCCAAGCCTTTTAAAGGACTTCGGCCGAGTCGCCCTCCAGCTTTTTGGTGACGTGATGGCGTCCGTCGACCTTGCGGTCTATCGGATGACTCTCGTGCCTAAGCACGGATCAGGAGCCACGGCTGACAAGCTCCGCGGAAACGCGAAGTTTAGCCAAGCTGAGTGGACCACCCGCCTGGAGCGCTACTTTCCTTATGGTGAGTATGCGATTCCTAACTGGAGGTTTTATTACCTCCTGGAGTCCGTTGACTTCCTCGAACCCGGAGACGAGAGGCCTGTTCAGGTCAAACTCGTCCCTAAAACGCTCAAGACACCTAGGGTGATCGCCGTGGAGCCCACGTGCATGCAATATGCACAGCAAGCTCTTCTGGACTTAATCGTCCCTAGTTTGGAGTCCGACCGTAAGGTCGGCCCCATGATCGGCTTCAAGGACCAGGGCCCTAACAGGCTAATGGCCGAAGAAGGCTCCCGGACCGGTGGTCTGTCCACCATCGATCTTTCGGAAGCGTCCGATCGTGTCTCGAATCTGCATGTACGTGCTCTTGTTCAGCATTTTCCGCACCTTATGGGTGCGTTAGATGCCTGCAGGAGCCGGAAGGCGGATGTACCTGGTCACGGTGTTCATTCCTTGGCCAAGTTCGCGTCTATGGGTTCTGCGGTGTGCTTCCCGATGGAGGCGATGGTGTTCTTAACCATTGCTCTCATGGGAGTTATGCGGCACAGGAACCTGGGGCCGGGCTACGACGTTCGTCGTTTGCACGGTCAGGTGCGTGTCTATGGTGACGATATCATTGTCCCCACAGACTGCGTGTTATCAGTGATCGATCTCCTTGAGGCATTTTCGCTCAAGGTGAATCTTGGCAAGTCTTTCTGGACGGGAAAGTTCAGAGAGTCTTGCGGGGCGGAGTTTTTCGACGGGCGCGATGTCTCAATCACGCGCGTGCGTTCGGATCTCCCTTCATCAC